GCCCACGGCATCGCGGAACGTGACGAAGTCGGGATCGTCCAGCAGCTCGGTCGCCTTTTCGACGCTGTACGGCGTATCGTCAAGATTGCGCCAGCCGAGCAGCAATGCCTCGACACAGATCTTCGCCTCGATCTCATCGACCACTTCGGGCGGTAACCCATCCGGATTGTTGCGCACGTTGGCCGGCAGAGCGCGCAACAGCTTGGCGCGAAGCACGCGAGCCTGCGGGCAGCTCTGGCCGCGCACCAGTAGTTCGAGATCATCCATATCGGGGATGTTCTTGATCCACTCGCCCTCTGCCGAGACCTTGTGGTCAACCTTCATATTCGCAAGTTTCATTATGCACCTGTCGGGGTTTGCTGACGGAGCCGGGGTGTTCCGTCTTTCATGAACTCAATGCGCCAGCCGTCGCAAAACTCGATCGCGGCGACGGGAGCGAGCGACTTCGTGACCGGATGTGCCATCACGAAATCAGTTTTGGCAGCGACGATGTCGAGGTTCGGCATCAACAGCACGCACTGTGCCGTGATCATCTCACCGATCGTGACGGTCGCGCCGAATGCGATCGGCAGCATGTCGGAGACATCCTTGCCGGTCTCTGTGTCGATGAACTTGGTGCCGGCACCGCCGCCACCCTCGGATACAATCCGCAGCATTATTCACCTGTCGGGTTGTCGGGATTTGTCGGGGGTGGGCGGCGATGCCCCGACGACACCGCCGCCCTCGCTCGCGAGCGATCTCTTATGAGCCCGCCGTCGGGGCGACTTCAGTGATGCCGGAGGTGACACCGCAGCCGAAGGTGCGGGTGACGACAGTGTCGTTTTCACCGCCGCTGCCCTGCTTCGACGTGATAAGCGCCATGAAGTAGTCGATGCCATCGGTGCCGGTCGCATTGAGGCGATCCGGATTGACGACCTTGATAGGGTAATAGAGGTTCGTGCCCTCGGCCGCGATCAGCGCGGCCTGACCAAGATCGGTCGAGTCCGGATAGACCACGATCTCGGTGTCGCCGGCATCGCGCGCGCCTTTGGCCTTGCGGATACGGCCATCGCCGACGACGGCGCCGGTCACGACCGAAGCCTTGTCGCCATAGGACGGCGTGGTGCGGACCATGCCAATTTCGGTCCAGGCCAATGCCGCATAAGCGGAGGCATTGGCAGGCGTCACCGCCTGGGAGGGACCGATATAGATCTTCGTGCCGCTGGCAGTACGAATATTCCCCATCACTGGGCTCCTGTTGCTGAAACGCCTTGCCCAAGGGCCCTTGATGGGCGTCGACGCGAAATCGCGCCGCTATTCTTTCGGGGCGGCCGCGGCGCGGGTGGCGCCGGCAACCGTGATGGCGCCGGCGAGCACGCGGCCTTGATAGGTGGCGTTATCGACGGCATCGATGTCGCGGCTCTCGCCCGGCTTGATGCTCTCCGTCGGCGGCACACCATCCTTGGCACTGCCCTTGACGATGAAATCCATCACTTCGCGCGTGTTGTTCGTGATCTTCGGCACTCTGCAGTCTCCTTCAGAAGTTGAATGTGTAGGGAACGACCATGGACAGCTGGAAATAGTTGCCGTCCTCATTGTCGTCGTCGATCAGGGGCGAACTCGGCACCTGACACTCGACGCCGGCAAACTTCTGATCGCGGAACAGATCATCGAGCTTCTTGCTGCGCTCCATCCCCTGCTGCAGGCCGATGCCGCGTGTTTCATTCAACACAAGCCGGAAGCCGCCTTCCTCGCGATAGATCGGCGCGTTCACCGCCATGCGGCGCCGATCGGTGACGACCGGGTATTGCACCATCAGGAACGGCGAGCCGTCCGATGGTGGCTCGCCTTTGGTGTTGACGCCGAACACCGGAATGCCATCCCATGTCTCACCGAGCCGCTCTTCCACAGCGACGGTGACCTGCACATCTGCCATTGGATCAAACCGTTACGATGATGGCGGGCTGCCGGCGCAACCACTCGGCCTCGGATCGCGTCTTCCAGCCTCGCGCATGACGGCGCTTCGACATCCGCGTCTTGCTCGCCCATTGGTGGATGGCGCCAAACTGCGGCACCACGAAAGAGAACTTGATCTTGGCGAGGTTGGTGAAGCGTTTCGACGCGAGTACCGCGACCACCTCATAGACGCCGGACTTCGCCTGCGCCGACAGGCCGCGCTCGATCTTGCGGGCATAGGGCTGAGTGTTGACGAAGATATACTCCCGCGCTTCCGGCACCATGGCGCCAAACTGCACCTCTACACCGTCGGCAAACAACACATGAGACCTGGAGTAACGGCCGGAGCGTTCGGGAGAATGCTGCACCAGCATCTGCTCGATCCACTCGATCACGTCGCTAACCAGCTCGAACTCGAATGCGATCGTGCCGCTCGGCTTCACGCCCGCTATGTCGGCACCGCGGCGGCCGTCCACATAGGTCTCATGGTCGGGCAGCCGGCCGAGCGCGCGTGTGTTGATCTGCTGCGCTTCTACCAGCTGCGCCTGGGCGAAGCTGGCGATCGCTGCGCTCTGCGCCGCCGGCGACAGATCCTGCGACAGGATCAGCTCGACATCGCGGTCGATCGGCTGGACGCGCGCCCGAACCGGCATCAGCCGCGGGCCGTGATGTCATATGCGATCAGCACGCCACCAACCCGGCGCGTCCTGTCATCGACCAACTCGATATTCTGGGTTTTGCCCCGGATAATCGCTTTGTCGGATCCGCCGGTGCTGAATGGCACTGGAAACCCCTTGGCCTCGACATCCTCGGCCAGCACAATCAGGCGGCTATCGCCCTGCTTGATGCCGCCGACGAGATCCTTTGGCTGATAGCCCGTCACTCGAGCAAGAACCTGCGCTTCGATCGGTGCGCCTGAAGGCACGTTCCGGCGCAACGTGATCACCTCACCGACATCGGCAATCATTTCGCGATAGTCGCGGCGGGCCTGGGCGGCGTCCATCAGATCAGCGCCTCGATCGCGACATATGAGTGCTGAACCATGGTCATCGCGCTCACACCCGCATCGTTTTGTACGGCTGCAGCAGGCTGTCGGCGACGCGCCGCATTGCGTCCGCTGCGCCATCTGGCAGGCTGTAATCCCAGCGACCGACACCGTCTACGGTCTTGCTCTTTACGGCACCCTCGTCATCCGGAACGGCATCACGCAGCGCGCCAGCCATCATAATGATGGCATGTTTGATCTGGACCGGAACCGGCTGCGCAGCCTCACCGCCTCCATAGCCCGCGAGCCAGCGAAATTGTCGCGACCGTCCGTCGCTAGAAAGCGTATCGCTGACTGTCGAGATGTAGGGTGGCAGCGGCAGATCGGTGACATCGACCGAGCAATGCGCCGGCACCGTGATCTCCAGCGTTTGCCGTCCGATCGCTATGCCGTACAGGCCATAAGAGCCTTCGATCTGCGCTTGAGCGATCGCCAGCAACATGCTGACGTACGAATCCCCGTCGCCCGCCGAGAAGACCTTGGCCGCGCGCGCCTCGTCCGGCGTCACGACGGCGGTCGGTCTCTGGATGACGACAGGGATTTGCACAGGATCAGTCCTGCTGCTTCTTCAGGTTCGCCTCGACGGCTTCTTCTTCCGACAGATCCGGATCGTTGAAGTCGATGCGATTCTGGTCGGCCGTTGTGTCCTTGCGCGGGTCGTTGTCCACCGCGGGATGGTCGACATCGATGCCGGCGGTCTGGTTCGGCGCGCCGGACGGCGAGAAGGTCGTGGCGGGCTTGACGTTCGCCTTTTCCGAGCCGTGGTCGTCCTTCGCGGTCGTTTCGTTCTTGTGAGCGGCCATGCTGGCCTCCTTTGATCGTGATGGCAGGGACGTATCCGGCGGGCCGCAGCCCGCCAGGTGTCTTGCGAGCCGCTTACGAGGCTGCGACCTTCAGCGCCTTCATCGGCTCCGGATTGTAGACGCCGCCACCGACGCGCTTGACGGTGTAGAAATGCACGAACGGCTTGTTGGTGTAGGGATCGCGCAGCACCGAGATGCCGATGCGATCGATCACCAGGTACGTCGCTTCCATGTCGCCATAGAGAGCGGCGATGTTGCCAGCTGCGACCGCCGGCATGCCCGGGACTTCGACGATCGGAGCGCCATTCAGGGTCTGCGGTTCGCCGGCGATATAAGACGGCTGCCACAGATAGTTGCCCTGGCCATCCTTCAACTTGCGCGCTGCGCCGAGCGAGCCTCGGTTGATGTACAGCTTGGCATTCGCCGCAAAGTCCGACGGCAGGCTGTACATCAGGTCGATGAAGCCATCGCCGGAAAGCGCAGCGGCCGAGCCGGTGACCGTGGTCTTGATGTCGCCCCACGGATGACGGGCGGCATTGGCGGCACCGGTGACATAAGTCAGGATGCCATACGGCTTGTTCGTGCCGTCACCGGACAGGAACGCGATGCCTTCCTGGCGAGCGAACTCGGTGTCGACTTCGGCGGCGAGCCAATCCTCGAGATCGATCGCAGCATCATCGAGCAGCTGCTGGGAGATCGCGGGGTTGGCGTAGAGTTCGCCCGGCGAGAAGTCGAGCGAGCCGAAGGTGGGCGTCGAGGTCGCAGGACGCGATGCCGTTTCACCGACCCAGCCGGAGCCGACAGCGCGGTCGTTGAACAGCTTCTTGAAGCCAGCCACCGAGATAGAGATGACCCGGGCATTCTGCCGGATCATCGAGATCTGCTTCAGCTTGTTGACGATGGTGCGGTCCCACTCGACCGGGGCCACGTAACCGCCCTCGCCATCCGTGCTCTTGGTGAGTGCCGCATTCGGCGTGCCGTGACGCATGTTCGCCTTGAAGGCGGCGATATATTCCGGCGAGGTCGCTGGCAGGTCGCCGATGACGCTACCGCCGGCGGCATTGGCGGCCACTTTGGCGTTCAGGTCGTCGATCGCCTTCTGGAACGACGTCTGGAGGTCGCCGACGGCGTTGTTGACCTTGTCCAGCTTCTCCGCCGTGACAACGTCGGCAAAGCCTTTCTTCATGCCAGCGATTTCCTCGCTGTGGACCTTCTTGAACTCTTCGAAGGCAGCCTGGAGCTGGCCGAGCATGGCCTTGGGATCGCTTGCGTCTGCGCGCGGACGGGCGAACTGAACGGCACGCGGCAAGCTGGCGAGCGCAGTCGAGGCAGACATTGTCTTCGGCAGAATGAGTGCCGGTCGGATGCTTGCGGCCGGCACCGCCAAGCAGGCGGTCGCGACATGACCAGCGATGGAGGCGTCTGGGGTGAGCATGAAAGCGCACGCCAGCGCCGCGATGGCGCACAGCGCCACAACGTTTCGAATATTCATTGGAATTGCCCCTTATGAGCGGATGGTTGCCAGTAGTCCGGAGATGCCGGACCAATCGTCGCCAGCTTTTGGCTGGGTCGAGCCGCCTTTCGACGGTTCGAGGGCAGCGCCTGGCGTACCCTCTTCCGGAGCAGCGCCTGGCGTGCTCCTGATCGCTTTGATCTTCGCTCGCGCATCGGCGCGCGACATGCCGGCCGAGACCAGCGTCAATTCCATGGACCGCAGATCGTTGGCGGCGCGATCCTTCGCCTTGGCGTCAGGATCGTCCGTCACCGCGTCTGCGGAGAGCAACGCATCGGCAAATCCACGCTCGATGGCCTGCGAGCCCGACATGTAGGTCTCGGCGTCCATCCATTTACCGACCTGCTTGGCATCTTGCCCAGTCCGCGCGGCGTAGAGATCGATCATCGCCTGATCGAACGGCTGCAGCCATTCGGCCGTCTCCGCCATGTCGTGCCGGTTCCCCACGGCGATGATCCAACAATTAT